TCTGCCTTCCTCTCTCCGACACGCTCCGAGATTCACCAAGACAGTCCATTCACAGCCAAACCAGTCCAGAACTAACCCGATGCCAGCCAAGCGCACCAAAGTCCTACGAGGGGCAACTAAACCAAGGCTTCAGTCAATCCCAATTAAGGGAGAAAGCAAGCTGCAAGATGTAAAAGACCTTTGCGAAATAATCTCGATGCCTTTGCTCCCATGGCAGGAACATGTATTGAAGGACATGCTGACCATTTCGAAAGATGGGACATGGATTCGCAAGACTAACCTGCTGCTCATTGCAAGACAGAACGGCAAGACTCACTTGGCTCGTATGCTGATATTGGCTCACTTGCTTAAGTGGGATAGTAAGAACATCTTGATCATGTCATCTAATAGATCGATGGCACTAGACACCTTCCGACAAGTCGCACAAGTATTGGAGAACAATGACCAACTCAAGGGATTCGTTAAACAGATTCGCTACGCCAACGGAACTGAGTCTATTGAGATGCTGGACGGAAGAAGGCTTGATGTTGTTGCGGCAACTAGAGATGGCTCTCGCGGAAGAACTGCGGACTTCTTATTTATCGACGAGCTTAGAGAAATCACCGAAGAAGGTTACAGAGCAGCAATCCCTACAACTAGAGCGCGTCCAAATTCTCAGACGCTTCTTACCTCTAATGCAGGAGACGCTTTCTCGGTAGTTCTCAATGGGATGAGAGAAAGAGCTTTAGAAAACCCACCTAAGAGTTTTGGGTTCTATGAGTATTCAGCACCACAGTATTGCAAGATAACAGATCGTAACGGATGGGCAATGGCTAATCCGGCACTCTCATACATGATAAGCGAGGAAGCCCTTGAAGAAGCAGTTGCGACAAGCCCGATTGAAAATACTAGAACTGAGTTGTTATGCCAATGGATTGATTCTCTCTCGTCTCCTTGGCCGCATGGAGTCCTTGAGGACACTTCAGATTCCAGTCTCACAATACCGGCTGGCGGTTATACGGTGTTCGCTTTCGATGTATCTCCGTCACGGCGCAATGCAAGTTTGGTTGCTGGACAGATACTCCCAGATGGTCGCATTGGAGTTGGAATACTGCAAACGTGGGAAAGCCAAGTCTCTGTAGATGATCTAAAGATTGCCGCAGATATTAAGGGCTGGGCAGATAATTACAGACCTCGGCAGATATGTTTTGACAAGTACACAGCTCAATCAATCGCTGACAGGCTTACCAATGCTGGACAGATTACGATGGACATATCCGGCGCGGCTTTCTATCAGGCTTGTGGAGACTTACTCGATGCGTTGGTCAATCATCGTCTAGTTCACTCAGGGCAAGAGAACTGGGTTCAGCAGATGAATAATTGCGCTGCTAAGACCAACGACTCATCTTGGCGCATTGTTAAACGCAAGAGTGCTGGCGATGTATCCGGTGCAATCTCTACTGCAATGGTCGTTCATCAATTAACGAAACCACAACAGGTAGCGGCTATTTACACCGATTGACCTACATGTAGTGTATAATTGCCCTCTATGGGTCTCTTTTCGCGTAAACCGCAAATCTTAGAAGCGCAAGCTGCACCACAGGTCATGGGTGAAAATTTACCTTCACTTTATAACGCGATTGCCCTTCGAGTCTCTCGCAAAGATGCCATGTCCGTCAGTTCCGTCGCTCGCGCAAGAAACCTTATCTGCGGAACTGTTGCATCAATCCCACTTGAGTATTACAACAAGCGCACAGGCGAAGTAATTGCCGCGCCTCGATGGATTAACCAGCTTGCAAAAAACCAGCCTTCATTCGTAACTCTTACTTGGATCGTGGACTCACTTCTATTCTACGGAGTGTCCTACCTTCGAGTTACAGAGCGTTATGCAGAAGATGGTAGACCAGCAGCCTTTGAATGGATTGCTAACTCACGCGTTACCTTTACAACTGACCTTGAAGGCATCATGGTCACTCAGTATTACATCGATATTCAACCAATCGACATGAATGACATTGTTACTATTCAGGGATTTGATGAGGGCGTTCTAGAGCGCGCTGGTCGCACGATCCAGTCAGCCATTGATATCAACAGAGCTGCTTCAGTTGCTTCTGCTACTCCAATGTCTAGTGGAATCTTAAAGAACACAGGCGCAGACCTTCCGGCGGCTGAAGTCTCTGGACTCCTTGCAGCTTGGAAGCGTAGCCGTAACAACAACTCTACTGCTTACCTCACATCTACTCTTGAGTTCCAATCAACACAGTTCTCGCCTAAAGATATGATGTACAACGAGGCTATTCAGAACCTATCAACTGAGATTGCTCGCGCAATGAATGTGCCAGCCTATTATCTTTCAGCAGATCAGAACACCACAATGACTTATGCAAATGTGCAAGATGAGCGCAAGCAGTTCTATGCGCTATCTATCGAACCTTACATTCAGGCTATTCAAGCGCGATTCTCTATGAACGATATCTCTACAGACGGTCACGAAGTTCGCTTTGCGGTATTCGATACCTTCTTAAAGAACGATCCATTAGTTGAACTCCAAGTAATTGAGAAGCTCCTTACCCTAGGACTTATCTCTACAGAGCAAGCGATGGAAATGACAGACTTAACTCCCAACGGAATCGAAGGAATGAGCTAATGAATAATCTAATCATCGAAGCAGCCTCAATTGAGTGCAATGAAGATCGCAGAGAAATCTCAGGCAAGATTGTGCCAATGGGTACAGGCGAAGTGGGCAATACCAACATGGGCGGCGTTGTATTCGAGGCTGGCTCTATTGACATTGCAGATGTATCCAAAATTAAGTTGCTATCACAGCACGATATGAAGAAGCCAGTTGGTCGCATGATTGCGGCAGAGACTCGCTCAGACGGTATCTATGCAACCTTCAAACTCTCACGCTCTACAGGTGGCAACGATGCTTTAGTTATGGCTCAAGAAGGACTTGTCTCAGGTCTCTCAGTAGGTGCAGAAATCATTGCATCTAAGCCCTCACGCGATGGACACATTGTTGTCACAGCCGCAAAGCTCAAAGAAGTTTCTCTCGTAACTGAACCGGCTTTCAAGTCTGCTCAGGTGCTGGAGATCGCAGCAGAGGAATCACTCCCTGCTGAACCAATCCAACCAGAAAGCGAGCCAGTCGTGGAAGAAACCACTACACCGGTAGAAGCTCCAGCAGTTGAAGCAGCAGCAGTCGAAGCGGCTCGCCCAACAGTTGCAGCATCACACTACACAAAAGAGCGCACAGCTCCAATCTCATCAGCTCAGTACCTTGAGGCATCAATCAAGTCAGCTCTCGGAGATGACGAAGCACGCCGCACAGTACGTGCAGCAGATGACTCAACATCAACAAACACAGGTCTGACACTCCCTCAGCACCTTAACTCATTCATCACAGATACATTCTCAGGTCGCCCAGCGTTCGATGCTGTAACTCGCCAATCTCTAATTGAGTCAGGCATGAGCTTTACAGTTCCACGCCTCTACACACAGGCAACTTCAGCAGACACAGCTCCAGCAGTTGCAGATGTAAATGAAGGTGCATCAGTCACAGACACAGGCATGACCTCTGCTTATGACACAGTTTCAGTAAACAAGTTTGCTGGACTCAACCGAGTATCTTGGGAGCTAATAGATCGCAGCTCACCTGCGTTCATGGAACTTTTAATGGCAGAACTCCGTAAGGCATACGAAGCGGCTACAGACAAGGCTCTTATCGCTGCGTTCACAGCAGACGGAACACAGGCAACTTCAGTTGCTACAACAGCAGCAGGACTTCAGTCATTCATCTCTGTAGAAGGCGCTAAGGCATACAAGGGAACTGGTGGCGATTTCGCTAACAAGCTCGTTGCTTCAACAGACCAATGGGCTGCTATCACAGGATACGCAGACACAACAGGTCGCGCACTCTACTCTGCACAAGGCGCAACACAGAACGCATCTGGAACAGCAGTTGCTTCAAGCGTTCGTGGAAACATCCTTGGAACTGATCTCATCGTAGATCACAACATCACAACTTCAGGAATTATTGACGAGTCAGCATTCCTCGTTGCTCCGGGTTCTGTATATGTTTGGGAGTCACCTCAAACTCAGTTGAGACTTAATATCTTAACTTCAGGCGAGTTGGAAATTGCACTTTATGGTTATCTCGCAATTTATGTGGGCAAATCAGGCAAGGGCGTTCGCCGCTTCAATATGACTGCTTAATAGCAGCAACTAAGTCGCTAGAGGGAGCTGCCAGAGCCCTTGCAGCTCCCTCTAGTCTTTAGAAAGGATTACAATGAGCATCACAACTGTTGCGGAATTGAGAACCGCACTTGGAATCGGGACATTATATTCGGATAGTGTAATTCAATCCGTTGCAGATGCCGCCGATGATGTCTTGCTGCCTTTTCTATGGACTAACACGACTCCTACTATTGCACACAGCAATGTCGGCACAGTAGGAACTCTTTACTTTAACGACTATGTGCAAGATGTGTTCTATGTAGGACAGTCAGTAGTTATTACTAAATCCGGCACTAAGTTCAATGGCACTAAAACAATCACCGGAGTTGGTGAGAAAAGCATAACTGTCACAACAACTCACACCAGCGACAATCAGTACCACCCAATCAATCCTTATGGACAGGTAGCGGCAGATACTTATGTCGATTACACAACTATTCCAGCAATTCAGGAAGCAAGTCTCATGATCTGCGTATCAATCTGGACTGCTCGCCAGACTAACTCAGGCAACGGCATGAACCCAGATGGCTCAATGGGAAATATGTATGCCATGTCCTCACAGCTTATCTCTAGAATTCGCGGCTTAATTGCACCATATTTGAGCCCTAACTCTATGGTGGGCTAATGCCAGCAATTACCACCCTACGATCTAGCATTGCTTCGGCTCTTACTGATAACACCAAGTATTCGGTATTTGCTTTTCCACCTGCCACGCCTATTGCTAACTCAGTAATCGTGACTCCTGCTGATCCATACATTGTTCCAAGCAATAACGATTACACATCGATTGCGCCTATGGCTAATTTTACAATTACTATCCTTGTTCCGTTGCTAGACAACGAGGGCAACCTTGCTGGAATCGAGACCGACATCTTAAGAGTGTTTCAGCTTCTCGAGGCTTCCAGCATTGTATTTAACGTGGGAAGCGTGAGCGCACCAAGCGTTCTATCAATCGCTTCCGGAGATTTACTGACTTGCGACATTGCAATCAGTACCCTAACGGAATGGAGTTAAATCATGACCGATTTAGCACAATGGGAAAAAGAGAACGAAGCGTTCCTGATTAAAATCGGTCAGGGCGCTCCAAAGGCAGAAACAAAACCAACTACTAAGAAAGACGAGGAATAACCTAAATGGCAGTATTTCTGAGCAACAACGTAGGCGTAAAGGTTAATTCAGTTGATCTTAGCGACCACGTTACTTCAGTAACTATCAATCGCTCATTCGATGAGCTTGAAGTTACAGCAATGGGTGATTCAGGACACAAGTTCGTAAAGGGTCTTGAGGCATCATCTATCACAATCGACTTCTTGAACGACACAGCATCAGCTAACGTTCTTGCAACACTTCAGGCAGCATGGGGAACTAACGTTCCAATCGTGCTTCTACAGGCTAAGGGAACAGCAGTATCAGCGACTAACCCTCTCTATACAGCTACATGCCTTATCAACAACACAACAGACATCAACGGCGCAGTCGGTGACCTCTCAACACAGAGCATCACATTCAACGTCTCTGGTACTGTTGCAGTTGCCACAACCGGCACATTCTAAACAAAAACTAAGGGGCTAAAAAATGGCAAAGCTAAAGGTAACAAGGGCTGACAACTCAGTAACAGAATACGAGATTACTCCACTTATTGAGTACGCCTTCGAGCAATACGCCAAGAAGGGCTTTCATAAGGCGCTGATAGAGGATCAGAAACAATCTGATGTCTATTGGCTCTGCTGGGAAGCAATTAGACGTTCGGGTGAAACAGTCAAACCTTTCGGGGAACAGTTCCTAGAAACGCTGAAAAGTGTGGAAGTGTTGGAATCTGACCCTTTAGGGTAGATCGGAACTCCCTCACCTATCTCGCAGCTCGACTGAGTTACGAGTATGGAGTTCCGTTTCACACTATTGTCGAACTTCCGGCATTAGCATTTAAGGCACATATAGAAGTCCTCAGGGATATAGCGAAGGAGCGAAGCGATGCCAGTCGAGCTAGACAACGCCGTAGCTCTTAGGAAAGCCTTAAAGCAATACACCCCAGACTTAGCCAAGGAAACCCAGAAAGAGATTGCTGGACACTTGCGCAAGGTTGTTAATCGTGCGCGTGGGTTCGTGCCTTCAGAGTCTCCTCTTAGCGGTTGGGCTAATCCTGTTGGCGAGTGGGAGTATCGAGCCTTTAACGCTGGCATCATTAAAAAGGGCTTGGGTTACTCAACAACTCCAACTAAGCCTAACAAGCGAGGCTTTAGAAGCCTTGCAACTATCTTTAACAAGTCTGCTTCTGGTGCAATCTACGAGACAGCAGGGCGTAAGAACGCGCAAGGATTACCAGCAGCGCAGCGAGTTAAGAAGTATCGTGGCGGTCAATTCATCACAGAATTCCAAGGCGGTAGAGATGTCAATAAATCTGCTAACCCTAATGCTGGCAGACAATTCCTTGATTCCCTTCCACCGTTGGTTGATAGCCAGCAATCCAATACAGCAGGGCGCAGAACTCACAAGACTAAGGGTCGCCTTATGTTTAGAGCATGGGCTGAGGATCAAGGCAGAACTACAGCAGCCGTTGTAAAGGCTATTCAAGCTGCTAACAATACAGTTGTTGTCGCCAGCAAAGGTGCAGGAAGTAAAACATTTAGAGCAAGGAGCAAAGACTAATGGCAGGTATGACAGATTTAGCAATCCGCATTGCCACTACTCTTGACTCAACAGGGCTTAACAAGGCTGACAAGGGCGTTACTAAACTTAGTAAATCAGTCAAGTCACTAGGCAGAGCTTTAGGGCTAACACTTGGCGCAGCCGCGATGACGGCCTACGGCAAAGCAGCAGTTAAGGCTTTTGCAGCAGATGAAGCAGCAGCCAATCGACTAGCCACGGCAGTAGACAACCTAGGGCTTTCATTTTCTCAGACTAAGGTCACAGACTTTATCGCCAACCTAGAGCAAAGCGCGGCTATTGCAGATGACGTTTTGCGTCCAGCCTTCCAAGGTCTATTGACAACTACCGGATCACTAACCAAGTCTCAAGAGCTTCTCAACAATGCCATTCAAATTAGCCGAGCAAGTGGCGTAGATTTAGCCACAGTCGCAACGGATTTAGGCAAAGGCTATGTAGGAATCACCAGAGGTTTAATCAAGTACAACACAGGCTTGACTAGAGCAGAGATTACAACCAAGTCATTCAATGAAATTCTAGGAATCATGCTTGCCCGTTCAGCCGGCGCAGCTCAAGATTACTTAACCACAACCTCTTACAAGATGGAAGTTCTCTCAGTTGCAGCAGGTAATGCACAGGAGATTATTGGTGAAGGCTTAATTGATGCCTTTGCCCGAGTAGGCGGCGGCACAGAAGCAAGCGATGCAGCAAAAGCAATCACCAACATTGCAACAGCTACAAGCAATGTAATAAAGGTATTGGGTACTGCTATTGGACTTGTTGAGAAGTTCCGTAAAGGCTACACAAACTTTCTAGCCGGTGGCGATGTTGATGTCATGCGACAAGGCGCACAGCCAACAACTAATCGTTCAGCATCTCCAGCAGGTACAGC